GATACGCCTAGTCATCCGACCAAAAGCCACGTTGTCGTGGCTAAGACCGGCGATCAGGTGAAGACTATCCGCTTCGGGCAGCAGGGCGTCAGCGGATCCCCGAAAAAGACGGGGGAGTCTGAGGCTTATCGCAACCGGCGCGAAAGCTTCAAAGCTCGTCACGCGGACAACATTGCCAAAGGCAAGATGTCCGCTGCTTACTGGGCCAACAAAGTGAAGTGGTAAGGAGAATTGTATGAAGCCTTGTCCTGGTTGTCCGACCCCTGGCCGCTGTGTGAAGGCGGGTAAGTGCATGAAGAAAGCTAGCGCCAAGAGCGCCCCGGCCAAGAAGTACCTAGGGGTATAAAAAACGTCCTTGCCGCCAGTTTTGGAAAAATTTGGCGGCAAGGACAAATTTTACCGTGAAGACAAATTTTTCTTCAGCAGTTGCGAACTTGCATCACTGTTGTTAATCTACAACGTATTCGTTTGCCGGAACGTTTCCGGCCGTGTCGCACACGTTAAAAACGGTGAACCCTCGCCCGCAGCGGCGTAAACCTGCCGAGGTCGCGTCTCGTGAACACGCGCTAAGTCGTGACCCCACGATACGGGGAAACGGGTTAGCCGCTCCACAAGTCGGCTGCAGCTCCTGGTACGCGGGTGCGTATCGGGTTTGATAACGCAATTCAAGGAGATGCCAACATGGCTCTTACTAACTTTGCGGCGCTGACCAGTGAACAGCTCACGGCGTGGAGCCGTGATTTCTGGCGCGTCTCTCGCAATATGTCGTTTGTGAACCGCTTCGTCGGTTCTGGCTCCAATGCGATGATCCAGCGTGTCACCGAGCTCACCAAGTCGGACAAGGGCACGAAGGCCGTCATCACCCTGCTCGCGGACATGACCGGCGACGGCGTGACCGGTGACAACACGCTCGAAGGCAACGAAGAGGCGCTCCGCGCCTACGATATCAACATCAACCTCGACCAGCTGCGTTTCGCGAACCGTATCGCGGGCCGTCTCGCTGATCAGAAGTCGGTGGTGAACTTCCGCGAGACCTCGCGCGACGCCCTCGCTTACGCGATGGCGGATCGTATCGATCAGCTCGGGTTCCTTACGCTTTCGGGTGTGGCCTACACGCTCAAGACGAACGGCGCGCTTCGCACGGTCCTGCCTGCTGGCCAGAACCTGTCGAACCTCGAGTTCGCCTCGAACGTGACTGCGCCGACGGCTCTTCGGCATCGTCGTGTGTCGGGCGACAACTTGGCCGCTGGCAGCGTGACGTCCATCACTGCCACCGACAAGCTGAAGTACCGCCACATCGTCGACCTTAAGGCCTACGCTAAGGACCAGTACATCCGTGGTCTGCGTGGCGCCGGTAATGAGGAGGTCTATCACCTCTTCGTCACCCCGCAGCAGATGGCCGCGCTTAAGCTGGATTCGGACTTCCTTGCCAACGTTCGTAACGCTGGCGTGCGAGGCCCGGATAACCAGCTGTTCTCGGGTTCGAGCTCGCTGATGGTTGATGGTGTGATGGTCCATGAGTTCCGTCACGTCTTCAACACGGCTGGCGCGCTCACGGGCGCGGTCGGCAACGCGGGCGCCCCCGGCTACAAGTGGGGCGCGACCGCTAACGTCAACGGTGCTCGTGCCCTGTTCTGTGGTGCGCAGGCCCTCGCGATGGCGGACATCGGTCTGCCGGAGATCACCGAGGACGCCTTCGACTACAAGAACCAGGCTGGCATCTCGATCGGCAAGATCTTCGGCCTCCGCAAGCCCCGCTACAACACCGACGTGAGCGGTGATGTGCAGGACTTCGGCGTGATCTGCCTCGATACGGCGTTCTGAGCCGTGGGGGCCCTCCCCTAACCGGGAGGGCCCCTTTTTCTTTGGCCAAGGAGAAGACATGAAGGTCATTGCAGATCGCGAAATCCGTGTGGCAACGCTGTGGGGCGCCGTCATCGTGTTTGAGCCGAACGCGGAACAGGAAGTGTCCGACGAAATCGGTGTGCTTGCCCTGCAGCTTGGCGCCAAACAAGTCATGAGCGCGAGCCCGCCCGCAGTTCCGTCCGCGTCTCCTACCGACGCTTTTGACGGAACGGCTTACATCGAGCAGCCGACCCCCGATTCTGTGATCCTTTCGGCGATCGAGAGGATCGTCGCTGAGGGCAACCCCGAAGACTTCAAAGCCGACGGCACTCCCAAAGCCTCGGCCGTAAACCGCGAGGTCGGGCACAACGTAAGCCCCGAGGCTCGTGAGGCAGCTTGGACGGCGTTCATCAATTCGTGAGGTAAGGTATGACCGTCTCTGTCCAGAGTGTTATCGACCGCGTCCAAAAGACCCTGCAAGACACTACCGGCGTTCGCTGGCCCGTAGTCGACGAGCTGGTGCTGTGGGTCAACGACGCTCAGCGTGAGATTGCGCTGCTCAAACCGGACGCGTCGGCCAAGAACACCACGATCACGCTGTCTGTAGGCACCAAACAGGAAATCCCCAGCGACGGCAATGCGCTGCTGCGCGTTGTCCGCAACATGTCGGCCGCTTCTGGCGGTACTGGCCGCCGAGCCATTCGTATCGTGCAGCGCGAGGTTCTCGACGCGCAGACCCCGGAATGGCACAACCCGTCGATCACCGGTGACGCCGCGCACACGACGATCGTAAAGCACTACATTTACGACGAGCAGAACCCGCGTAACTTCTACGTCTACCCTGGCGTGTCGACCTCCAACGCCGCGTTTGCCGAGATCATCTACTCGGCCAACCCTGCGACTGTGGCGCAGAACGGTAACCTTGATATCCCCGACATCTACGCCAACGCCGTGATGAACTACGTCCTGTACATGGCGTATATGAAGGACGCCGAGTACGCGGGCAACAGCCAGCGGGCTTCGTCGCACTATCAGCTGTTCGTGGCGTCGGTGACCGGCAAGGGCGCGGTCGACGCGTTTACTTCGCCGAACAACGACAGCCCGCGCCGTCCTCCGCCCGTCGCTCCGATCGGGTAAACGGAGATGGCTACTCTCTATGAGTCGCTGCTCCCTGAGATCATCCCGATGGTTCCGGGTTGCCCGGACACGATGATCGAAAACCACATCCGCTCAGCGGTCATCGACCTCTGTGAACGGGCCCCGGTGCTGCAGGTCGAGCTCGACCCGATCACTACGATTGCCGGCACGTTTGAATACGACCTAGAGCCGCCTACCGACACGGTGGTGCACAAGCTTCTTTGGGCTGTGCACAACGGCAGCACGCTTGACCCTATCAGCACCGACCTTCTGGAGCAGCGAAAGCCCGGCTGGCGCGACAAGTCCGAGCGTGGAACGCCAGAGTATTTCGTGAAAGTCAGCCAGTCGTTGATGTGGCTGGTGCCCGTTCCGTTTGTCACACAGGCGTCCAGCACTATCGTCCGTGCGCAGCTTAAGCCGACCCACACGTCGGATTCAGCGGACGACGAGCTGATGTCGGACTATCGCGACACCATCGTCAACGGGGCCTTGTTCCGGCTGCTTCGGTTGCCGAGCAAGCCCTGGACCGACATGAACGCGGCCCGCGTTTACGGCACTATGTATGGCGAAGGCGTGGCAGCCGCCGACCTGAAGTCTCGCCATGCCGATACCCGGATCGTGAGGAAGGTCGCTTATGGTGGTATCCACACTTCGTTCTCCAAGCGGCGCAACCGCTACGGCAGCTGAGCAGCCGGTTGTCTCTGATATCCGTCGTGAGTGGGACTGGGTCCGCCCGGGCATCGACGAGATCTGCGCTGCTTCCCGTTCGCTGACTTATCGTGCTGAAGACGTTTACGCGGCCTGCGTGAACAAACAAGCCGTGTTGTGGACGACTAGCGAGGGGTTTGTCATCTCTTCGACCGAGATTGACCAATTCACCGGCGAAAAAACCATGTTTCTTTGGCTGGCTTGGGCCAAGGTCCGAGGCACCAGTTTGGTGTCAAAGTATCAGGCATTTTTCGAGCAAGTGGCCCGCGAAGCAGGTTATAGTACGCTCGAAACCAGATCGCCTTTCCTGGGGCTGATGAGCCACATGGAAGCCCACGGGTGGACCGTTGATACAGTGGTGTACACAAAACGCCTATGAGCAGCAAACCTAAAAAGCAGGACTATCAGGCAAGCGAAGCGGAAAAGGCTTCTGCTGGCGTCGCTACTGCAGAGTATGAGTACTTCAAGCAGAAGTACGACCCTTTGCTGCAGGAAATGCGCGACAAGTCGATGAACGAAGACATTCGTTCGACGCTGCGTGGTCGCGCGAACGCTGACACCATGCAGCAGCTGTCGGCTCCTAGCTACGAGCGCGCGACCAGTGCTACGGTCGCTGGAGACACGGCGGCTGCTCTCGGTGGGCAGATGAACGAAGCCAATATGGTCGCGAACAAAGCCAGCAACGAGCAGCGGCTGGGTGTGTTGGGCGCCGCGCGCGGCCAAATGGCTACTGCTCAGGATGGAATGGCGACGGCTAGCCGTCTCGCTACGTCCTCGGCCCTTGAGCGTGCACGCGCCAATCAGCAGGTTGCGGAGGCCAAACAGGCCGCAGCAGTACAGGTCGCGTCCACGTTTGCGTTCCAGGGGCTGGAGAACAAAGCTACTCGTGGCATTGGGCCTGACGGGCAGGAAGTCAAAGGTACGTTCTTTTCGCCGGTCCGAGCCGACGGCTCTAAGGTTTCTGGGTTTGGTGGTCGTCTGTCATATTCGACTTTTGGCGACATGTCGCGGCCGTTTGCGGCCCGGCCGAATCCGCTTATGGACCCAAATGCTGTCGACCCAAAGGTCAAAGGACCGCGCTAATTTAGATACGGTTGAGGACACGCTATGCCTGATATGTACATGGGCCTTCCGCCCGATCGGGAATACATCAGCAGAACGGGGGCTGTGCCTTCGGGGTATTCTGCGTCCATCCCAACCGTAGCCGACCCCGAGAAAGCGTTTGCCGATTTGACCCGCCGTGAGTATCTGGACTATGTCCAGAACTATCGCGGGTTTGAGGAGCAGCTGATACAAAGAGCTCGGACAGACAGAACCCTGATCGATCAGGCCCGTCAGGATGTCGGTGTGGCGTCGGCGCTTACGCAGGGCATCGCAGAACGCAACGCGCAGCGGTACGGGGTCAACCTTACCCCGGATCAGCTGCAGCAGCGGACTCTTCGTTTGCAGCGCGCCAATGTTCTTGGCGGGGTGCAGGCGGTCAACGACGCAAAGATCGCTCAGCGCGACTCCAACAACGCGTTGCTTGCTGGTTTGATCGACGTTGGTCAGGGCGTCAACCGAGCAGCGCAGAGCCAGCTTGGTTCTGCTGCTGCGGATGCTACCGCTCGCCGCAACGCGTACACGCAGGCCCGCGCTCAGTCCAAGGCTAATACGTACTCCACGATCGGCTCGCTCGCTTCGGCGGCGATCCTTGCTTTCACCATCTAAGAGGCAAACATGGCAGACCTCGGTAGCGCTATCCTCCAAGGCATTCAGTCGGTGCAGGATGGTGCAGCACGCCGTCAGCAGATGCGCCTTGATCGTGACCGCATGGAGCTTGACCGCCAGCGTACCGAAAGCGCGTTGGCGGTGGACAAGTCACAGCTGCAGAACCTAGAACTAGCGCGGTCGGAAACGATCCGAGTGCGCGACGAAGCTATAAAGACCGGCAGAATTGCGGACCAAAAGCGTTCTGGCGACAATATGCTGAGCATGATGAAGTCGCTAGGCGCGGTGTCTTTTGAAAACCGCGACAGGCCGATCAGCGGCCAAGCCATTGTTGCAGCGCTGAAAGATCCGGATCCTGTCAAACGCGGGGCCGCAGAACGTGTCCTCGTGGACTTTTACAACCACGAACGCGACACACGTGCTATTAGTAGTGGTCGGTATGAATCGGACGACTTCCGGTTTACCACGCTGGATCCCGAAGCGCTTGCTAAAGGACAGATTGTTGTTCGCGGCGAATATAAGGACGGGCGCCCCGGAGTTGCGACCGTCGATGGGTCTAGCGATCCTAACTCGCCCGTGCTTGCGCTTTCTTTTGACGACGCCGCGCGGCATATGGAGCTTTATGCCAAGACCGATCTTTTGCCTACCGGCTCAAACTTGGGCGCGGATAGTCAATGGTTTCGCGCCCAAGTTTTTTCGGATGCTATGGCTCCGGGCAGTGTCAATCAGCGGTCTAGTGGACAGCCCGCTAGTCCAACCAGTGTCGAAACCGACAGGCTGACGCGAACCGTCGTCAGCGCGGCAAGGGAAATCAGCGGGCCGGAAGGCGCCCGTCTCGCTCGGGCGGCAATAGCCGAAGCCGGGGATAACCCTCAAGAAATCATCAAGCGGCTTACCGGCATTGCTGAAACCCTGAACAAAAGCGGCGCCAAGATTCAAATTCCGCGAGCGCTGTTTAGCGGCTCTAGGCGCGGAAACGCCAGCGATTTGATCGAGCCTGAGCTGGTTAGTAAGGAAGTTGCTGCTAGCCGTAGGTATGTAAACCCAATGCAGAAGGGCGATCCATCGCTTGCTGCAAGCAACCCTATAGCCGCCATAGACGAGAAGATTTCTAAGCTCGAGAAAAAAGCAGATAAGCTTTCGGGAGATGCTCGAGTTTCCGCTGAAACAGAGCTGAATCAGTTGCGCGAAAGCCGGCAAAAGCTGGTCGGTGACATCAATTCTGGAGCGTTCAACAAGATCACTTCAGAGCTTGACGCTTTGCAGAGAGAGCGCGAGCGTACGCCTAACGAACGGCGAGGTACGTTTGACGCTAAGATCCAGACT